TTGGTAAGGCATTGGAAGACTTTAACGGTGTTTCAGGCATTATCGAAGTTGTTGTAGGTAGACTATAAGTTGTTATATTAATAAGTTTAACTTACATTATTAAGTTGTACGGTAAGGGGGGCGAAAGTCCCCCTTACTTTTTGTAATAAATAATTGTATATAGGAGATATTATAATGGCAACAGTTGCTCGTTATCTTGAAGATTATGATGGTGAATATATAGTATCAGGTATCGTTGTTAAGAATGGTAGACGACATCAAGATAGATATTGGATTCCAAATTCAATACCTAATAGCGATCATAAAAAACATGCATTTGTTGTTGGTAACGGAATGTCTAGAATCTCAATGTCTACTTTTAAACTTAATTTTCTTACTAAGTCTGGTGGCGGCCATTTGGGAAAAATGAAGGCACAATGTTACGGATGTAATGCTGTATACAGAGATTGGAAACCTGACTTTTTAGTATGCACTAATCCAGAAATGATTGATGATATTGTTGAGGAAGGTTATGCAGAAAATAATGTTGTTTTTGGAAGAGCTGCATCATTATTAAAACATCCAGAATATATATCCCTTATTCCACATGATCCTAGAATGAATTGCGGAGCAACAGCAACATACCTTGCTTGTTTTCATGGACACAAAAAAATATACTTGCTAGGATTTGATAACCAAACAAACACGCCCGGAATAAACAACAATGTATATGCCGGAACAAAACATTATGCTCCAAAAGATGAAAACTCAGGCGACGACGTATGGGTTACTAATATGTCTAGAGTGTTTAATACATATCAGGATGTAGAGTTTGTTAGAGTAACTACAGAAGGAATGGAAGGTGTTATGCCCGAACAATGGAAATGGCATCGTAATTTACGACAAATACATCTTAAAAAGTTTTTTATTGAAGCAGATATTTAAATTGTTTCTACTATAACTTTAATTTTATCTTTAATAGAGTCAAGTTTTAGTGTAGAAAACACGCCGGGGTGTAACGGTGCAGGCCAACCCTCTATCGTTACCCACGCATATCCACAATGCTCATTGTTTAAATTAGGCATAAACTCTTTTTCAACAATTAATATAAACGTATGGTAGAAAAAGTGCCCATCTTCTGAAGTAAAAAGTTCTATAGGAATAATTTTCTCTATGTTAAGCATTATTCCTAGTTCTTCTATTATTTCTCGCTCCAACCCTCTAACAATAGTTTCGCTTTCCTCTACCTTGCCACCCGGAAAACCCCACTTGTGCTTATATTTAGAATCGTCTCTGAGAAGGAATAAAAACCGTTTTGTACTACGGCAATAGAAAATGCCGCCAGCACCTGTAACTTTTTTCATATTAATACTTATTGCTTATAGACTAGGGCAATAATAAAATGGACCACAAGCCTGCGGTGTATTCACCTTCATATGACTTGACCCATTCGCCTGTGTTTGTAGGAATATCCTCGTCAATAGCACCTGTCCACTTATACTGAATGCCTGTTTTAGTATTTGTTACATAGTGTATGCCTTTATTAGCACTAGCATCAAAACTTACAACCCAGTTTGTACCATCGTATTGAATAATATCAAACTTGCTTGCTACTAAATCGGCTGCACCTTTCCAACCATCAGCACCGTCTGTATTAGCAGTCTCACCAATATCTTCTAATATTAAATAACGCTGACCTGTGGTTGCGGCAGGTAATCCACCACCAGGAACGTTTTTAAGAGGATTAATAATTGCGTTAATGGCAGTTTGTGTGTTTGCTGGAATAGTATCAGTATCTACTGTAAACTTTAGAGTGTAATCGTCGTCTGGATCATATTCAACCGTACCAACGACCTCACTATAATCATCAACGCCGCCTGTTGTATTTTGAAAGTTAGTTAAAAGTTTAACTTGGCTAACACCTTCTTTTAATTCTCCAAACTGTGCAATAACTTTTTTCCATGGAATATCAACTCCGTATTTTACAGGAATATGATCAAACGTAACATCTTCTTTTGTATCACCACTAATAGGCTCGCCAACACTTAATGCTTTAAGTTCGCCGTTTATTAGCAATACTCCATAATTTAGTGGTGTAAAGTATTGTCTAGTGCCCATCAGTTTTGTTTCATCTAGTACACTATCTGCTAGGTTGCCACTACCATCAAATATACCCATAACAACCTTGGAAATAACACCAAGACGTTTGATAATAGCAGGAGGATTAATCCACACAGGAATTTCAAATGTTAGCGTAGCAATGTCAATTTGATCTTCAGTGCCTACAGGGACCGTTCTATTACTAAATGATATATCTGTAAGTTCTACGTAAGAGATTGATGTCCAGTCAACATAATTGTCTGTTGTTTGTATTTCTAATGAAGGATTGAACATATAAAATAATTGTTCAGTAAGTTGTAACTTTTGTTCCATGTTACTAGTCCATATATCAGCATTTACTGTTAGTTTATATGGACTTGGCATATTACGTTCAATCGTATAACTGTCACCAGGTCCTGCTGTATATTTCCCGGTGTCTTTATCATAAAATCTTTCTTTAATATGAACCTTGTCAATATGTGACGGAGCCATTATTCTATCACGATCATACTGTACGCCTGTAATATAGCAAGATACTCTAGGAACAGACTGTAAAGCATTTTCACTATTTTTGCGAACAATGCTTGCTACTTGACGAGAAATGTCACCATACGTAACAGGAACTCTAATTAATGCTTTATCGCCGTTAGAGTTTTGTCCAGT